GATTCTGTCCCCTAACGAGAAGCGTTCACAGGCTGCGTTGGCGAGGATGGCGCGTGACCATGATGCGTTGGAGGAGGCGAGTCAGTTGGAGAACTTCCCGAAGATGTTTCTGGGTATTGAGGCTTATCCTTGGCAGCGGAAGGTATTGGAGTCATTGAATGAGCGAGAGTGTCAGGTGGCATTGAAGGCGGCTAATGGTTCTGGTAAGACTAGCATTGTAGCGGCGAGTGCTATCTTGTGGCACATGGTCAGATTTCCGGAGAGTCTGGTAGTGACGACTGCTGGGGTGTGGCGTCAGGTTGAGGGCCAGTTGTGGCCGACCCTGAAGAAGTATATCAGTGGGTTGGGGTCAGGATGGAGGGCTACCAGCAATGAATTGCATTATCAGAACGGGTCAAGGGCGATTGGGTTTAGTACGAATGAGTCGGGTAAGTTCGAGGGTTGGCATCGGCAGGGGCCGACCGAGAATCTCTTGATGATTGTTGATGAGGCGAAGACAGTCCCCAATGAAATCTTCACAGCAATAACCAGATGCCAACCGAGTAGGTTGTTGGTGATGTCAAGTCCCGGAAGTTCTGCGGGGTCGTTCTATGAGTCATTCACTAAACAGCGTAAGTTTTGGGATTGTCATACGGTTACGGCTTATGACTGTCCTCATCTTGAGAAGGGTTGGATTGCGGAACAGATAGAGATGTACGGGGAGAACAGTCCTTTGATTCGTTCGATGATTTATGGTGAGTTCATGGATGACAGTGGGGAGGGGTTGGTATTGAACTTGAAGAACCTTGAGGAGTGTTTGCAGAACCCACCGGAATTGAATATGGGGATGAGGGTAGCATTTATTGATTTTGCGGCTGGCGGAGACGAATGTGTGTTTGCGTATCGAAATGGGAATAAGGTGATGGAGATGGTGACTTGGCGTGAGAGGAATACGAACACCACCATAGGCAAAATCATAAACCTGATTAAGAAGAACGATTTGGCTCAAGACGAGATATATGCTGATGAGGGTGGCATGGGGCTTCCGCTTTGTGATGCCCTGATGGATGCGGGGTATGATGTGCATCGGGTTAACTTCGGGGCGAGGCCATTTGATGATAGGTACGCCAACCGGAGTTCGGAGATGTGGCACACGGCGGCGAGGATTATAGAGAAGCAGGAGGTATTGCTGCCGGATGACGGGATGCTTCATCAACAGATGGTTACCCGCAGGTCGGAAGTCAGTCGAACAGGAAAGCTGGGTATGGAGTCCAAGGACAAGATGAAGTCCAGAGGGCTGGACAGTCCTGATAGGGCGGATGCGGTTATGGGTTGCATATCGTGCGGGGGTGGGGTGGGTGGAAGCTGGGAGAGATTTAGTGGTGCTACCCGTCCAACAGTGGGAGAGTTGATGGATGAAGCCAGCAGAAATTATGAAGAAGAAGCCTTGCCAAGTGGTATGTATGTGGGGTATTAGCTGTGGGGTATGGTCTTGACATTAAGGCGTTCGAGCATAAGGCAAGCACCTCCGTCAGAGGTAGCTTGTTATGTTTGCGACGAGATAGCGGTGTGCGTGGCGGAAGACGTAGCCATTGGGGGATTCATTTGCGAAGAGTGTATAGGCTATGCGTTGAGTGCAGAGATGCTAATAATGTCTACTTGGCGTTGGGGAAAGGTTAGACATCCGGAACCAAACGAGTTTTCTGATTGGGAGAATCACTAATGGCTAAAAAAGAAAAGAAACAAGACGGGCCTGACAAGGACGGGCATCTCAAACCAACCAAGGCTGACCTCAAAGCAGGTAAAGCTGCCGAAGGCAATCGCGGCAGGGGGAGAGGTAGGGGGAGATAATGCCGTACAAGACAAACAAGCAAGCGGTTGCTGTGATGCTGAACACGAAGAAGAAGTCCAAGGCACACAAGGAGGCGAAGAAGCAGCTTAAAGGTAAGAGAAAAAAATGAGTACAGAACTTTTCACCCTCGTAAGTAATGACATCAGTTCCCGTGTGCGCTGGGAAACCAGACAAGCACTCTGGTATCAAATGCGTAATGACGGGTTACGCCGCAAGCATAAGCCGTGGCCCAACGCATCCGATGTTCACTTTCCTTTAATTGACACTACCATCAACAAGCTCAAGCCGAGTTTCTTTCAACAGGCTATGGGTCTTGATGTGTTGGCGACATTCGTTCCCATGCGGAGCCAGCTATCCGCTTTTACTTCTGCTGCTGAACAGTGGTTTTCCTATAAGCTGAATGAGAAGTCCAACTACGCTACCGAGGTAATGAGCTGGATTGACCATATGCTTGTCAGTGGTCATGGGATTTTGAAGGTGTACTGGAATCCGGATAAGGGCCAGCTTGAGTTTCAATCCGTTGACCCGGTTTATATGATTGTGCCGCCGTGGACAAAAGAGATTGGCGGGGCTGACCGAGTTTGTCAGGTGATTCCGATGAGCCTTGAGTCATACAAGCGGGCAGGAATTTACAAGGATAACAAGGCTACCTTGGAAGCAATTTCAGGCGCACAGAACGAAGAGGGTGGGATGCTCTCTGAGTTGAAGAATAACAAGGAGATACGGGAAGGACTTACTCATTCAAATGATGAGGAGCAGGTTATTGTGTGGGAGGTTTATTCGCGGGACAAAGATGGCGATTGGATAATGGAATGCTTCTCACCCCAAGCCCCTGACATCGCGCTTCGTAAGGAGATGAAGGTTCCGTTTGACCACGGGGTTCCTCCGTTCGTTTCGTGCAAGTACGAGATTACTGGTGGTGGTTGGTATTCGCCTCGCGGGGTTTGTGAAATGCTAGGCCCGTTTGAGATTGCGCTTAACAAGACTTGGAACGAGAAGATGGATGCGGCAACGCTTCTTAATCAGCCGATGTTCAGGGCCGAGCGTGACCTGCCCAACTCCATTAATCTGCGGATGAAACCCGGACAGATTCTTCCGTTTGGAATCGCTCCGGTACAGATGCCGTCCACGCCGATTGACTTTGACAATGAGATGACCCAAACCCAGTCGATTGCCGAACAGCGGGTTACGGTTCCCGATTACGGAATCATGGCCGACAGGGACAGACGCACGGCAACCGAGATTGAGGCCATCAATGCCCAAGCCCAGCAGAATATGGACTTACGCTTGCGCTTGTTCCGTCATGCGTTGGGCGACCTATTCCGTCAGGCTTGGAGTTTGCTGATTCAGTTTGATTCCAAGGACTTGCAGTATCGGTTCCTTGAGGACTCACTTGCTGTTGACCCAGTAGCCCTCCACGAACAATACCAGATTGAACCTCGCGGCGGAATGGATATGGTTAGCAGGGCGATGTTGCTGAACAAGGCCGTCCAGAGAAAAGAACTCTTTATGAACTCGCCTTGGATAAATCAGGTTGAACTGGATAAGAGCATCCTTGAACTTGATGACCCCGCCCTGATTCCCCGACTGGTTCAAGACCCGAACGAGAAGCTCAGTAACGAGGCAGAGGATGAGCAGAAAATCATTCCGGCCCTTCTTGTTGGTCAGATGATTCCGGCGAAGGTCGGGGATAACTACGGTGTCCGCATTGGCGTTATTATGCAATTCATAGAACAGAGTAGGCAAACTGGGGTTGAGATAAGTCCTCAAGGTTTGCAAGCTATCACAACAAGATTGGATGGATTGTTGATTGCTATGGAAGAGGTTGACACTAATAATGCCCGTGCATTACGCAAGGATGTCACGGAATACCTGCAATCAATCGGAGCCGCTCCCCAGCCACAGGATGAGGAGGCTGCGATGATGGCGCAAATGGTGCAGCAGCAAGGCGGTGGTGGTCAGCCTCCCCCTAACTTGGAACCTCCACCCGAACCAACACCAGACGCTCCAATGCCGGTTGAGGAAACCGCATCAGTGGGAGTAGGACAGTAAGTACCGTACAGTACCCATGATAAGATTTTTTAGGTTTTTGAAGATTGCTTGGCGTCTATCAGGTAACATCCCTTGGGTGGGTGAACCGGAATGGGGAGCATCAGAAGCGAATTTATTGCGTAAGTTCCTCGTCACAGTAGAGGGCAAGAAACTACGGATGGTTCTCCTGAACATGGTTTTGAAGCAGAATCAACAGGCTGTTTCGGAAAAGAAAAACCTTGCATTTGAGGCAGGGTTTGCGAATGGTGTCAGGACAACGGTTCACACCGTTGAGGTTCTGGCAAGAGACTTGGATGAACCTAAAGAATTTACGGAAGATATTTACGGAGCCGATTATCTTCCGAGTGAAGGCTCCACAGCAACGACCAACCTATTTGGTGCGATGGCGGGTCGAGGATAAGCACTATTATTGGGAAGCATTATGCCAGAAGAATCCGGCGAAATTACCGCCGAACAACTGTTGGCCGCTGCGGAACAGCATGACGCTGTTACTGATGCGGGTGAAACTCCGGTAGTCGAAATAGAGACGCCGGAACCTGAACTGGAAGAGATTCCAGAAGAGCTAAAAGTTGCGGAGGCGGAAGCCGAACCGGAGACTGATGAGCAGGATGCCGATAAGCCTGATAGTTCATTGACAGAAAGTGAGGCTCCTGAAACCGAGGAGCAGCCTAAAAGTAAGTGGGCAAAGAACGAAGCCCGCAAATCGAAATCTTGGAAGGAGATAAACTCCCAAAAAGAGGAGATTAAGCGGCTTCGGGAAGAACTTGATTCGGATAAGGTGAAGCTCAATGAGCGACACCAAGAACTGAATGAGGGGAAAGCCTACCGTGACGAAGAGGGGTTTACTGCGGATGAATACAAGTCTGCGGCTGAACGCCTCAGAGAGGACGGGGAATACGCAGATGCTAAAGCTGCCGATAAGTTGGCTGAAGCTGCCGATAAATCTGGCAAAGAAGCATCTGGTAAAAGAGAGAAAGAAGTAGCCTATAAGGAATGGGAATCAAAGTTCCGTTCCGCAAAGGCTGAACTCGAAATAGAAAACCCAGACCTCAAGGACGGGAAGTCAAAACTGAATCAGGAAGTTAACACCCTCCTGAGAGAACACAATGACTTACTGTACTTACCTAACGGTGACGGATTGCGTCACGCAGTTCGTGTTGCTAATTGGAAGATTGCATCAGAATCCTCGGAATCGAGTCAAGCTGAAGTTAAAGAACTGACGGACAAACTAACAAAACTGGAAAAAAAGATGTCTATTAGTGGTGGATTTACCAGTGACAGGCCCGATGGGGAAAGAGCGTTTAATGACCTCTCAGAAGAGGAACAGGAATCGCATCTCCGTAAGGCCGCTATGTCACTTGATGATTCATTCTAACGGACGAAAGGTATAAATAATGGCTACTAATGTCACTACTGATGCCGCACTGGCGAACCAGTACCAAAATTATTTCAGCAAGAAATTGTTGACCTATGCTGTACAAGCTCTCGTACTAGACCAGTTCGGAACCAAAGCCCCACTTCCTGCGAAGTCGGGTCATAAAGCAATATCAATGTTTAGGTGGGATACACCGAAAGCAACTGATATCAACACCCTAACTGAAGGTGATACTTCAACTGTGGGAGAACGGGCAATCTCGCTGACGAAAATCAGCAAGACGCTCATCCAACGTGGTCAGATTGTCAAACTATCTGACGTTCTAAATGCAACGGATTTATTTAATTCCCTGCAACAGAGTGTCAAGATTAACGGACAAGATGCGGCCATCGACATGGACAACATCACGCGCAACATATTGGTTGGTTCCAATGTGGGCGATAACGTGAACTCAGGTGCGACTGCACAGGAAGGTGGTTATTCCACTGACCCAGCGACCAACCTTGATAACGGTGATTCACTCACTGAAATCTATGCGGACGGCACGAAGCAGTCAGCTAGTGGAGGTCAGTATTCGACCTTTGAAACACTCGCTACCGATGCCACCCTTCTGGATGGCGCGGCTGTTCTGAATGCTGTTACGCAGCTAAAGGTTAACCGAGCGCAACCCACTAGTGGTGGGATGTATGCTGCCGTATGTAGTCCTCAAGTATTGAGCGACATCATGTCGGACAACACTTGGTTGAATGCATCGCAGTACAGTAATGTGGAAGAGTTGTATAAGGGCGAAGTGGGTCGTTTATTCGGCGCGAAGTTCATTATGACAACGAACGGATTCATTACTGCTGACGCACTTGGAACTGACGCTGACCGCTTCATCTATGATGCTGCGGCTGGTGGCGGAACTGCAAATACGAAGGACGTTCACGCCTCCCTGTTCTTGGGAGAAGGAGCGTATGGTGTGCCAGACTTGGCAAGCCAGTCTCCGTTCAGCCCGAAGATGATTATCACGGATTCGGCAGATAAGAGCGACCCTCTTAATATGCTGATTACCGCTGGTTTCAAGGTCTTCTGGACTGCACTGCGGCAGAACCCGAACTACTACGTCATCATGCGAAGCAAGACTGCTTCCACTGCGTAAAGGTTAAACACGTTATGCAGCCCCAAGGTGGCGTAACTCTTATTATTACTGTGGGAGGGGGAAACCCCTCTCGCAGTAGTTCTGTTGATTCTAAAAAAGAAGGTAATGAAATGATTAAAGTTCCTATGGAAGCATTGGTTTCCGAAACTGAGGGAGGGGAAGGTCTTGCTCCTGCTGTTGGCGATTCTGTTGTCCTTGATTCTGTCGAGGGTGAGGTTGTTGCTATAAACGAAGATGGCACTGCCCATGTTCAAATCAAAACTGCTGGCGGTGTGCCGGTTGAGTATGTTGAAGACGTTATTGAGGAAGTTCCGCTTGATGCGGATACGCTCGATGCGGAGGAAGCTGCTCTCGACGCAGAGGGTGACGAACTTTTGGCTGCTGCGGAAGCGGTAGACGAAGAGGCACTATACTAATGCCCCTTTACTCCTTTGAATCAGAGGGAGGGAACATTGTTGAGCAGTTGGTTCCGATTGGAACCGAGCGCATCGACATTGACGGGGTTAGATATACCCGCCAAGAAGTCCCCGAAGGCTTTGCCCTGACAGGCATCGCTGTTGGGA